ATAACTTTTTCAATATTAGTTTCTAATTTAGTTGCTAAATTAGAAAAAGCTTTTCCTGCACTTTCTATGAATCCTATTTTTTCTGTATTAGTATCTTTTAAAAACCGTTCTTGATCTTCTTTAGAAGTAGGTTCTTTAACTTGTTTAAGACCAATATTTTCTAAAGCTTCCATTTGTTTATCAGAACTTAAATTATTAAATTGTTCTGCTAAAGCTTTACCTACATTATCTATTTCAATTCTATCTGATGTAACAGTTTCTTTAGGAACAGTTCCTTTAGAATCACCTGTAAATTCTTTTACAGTCATTACTTCAGGTTCTTGATCCGCTAAAGCTAAGCTTTCAGAATCAACTTCTTTATCAGAAAATTGATACTTACCATATCCACCTTTATTCGCTTCTTTAAACTCTTTGCCTTCTATGTTGTCACTATCAACGATCATTCTAATAGCCATATTAATACTCCTAATTAAGTTGTTTAAACTCTACATCAACTTTAGAGTAATCAACCATGAGGTAACCATAATCACCAACAATAGAAGCTTCTGGTACTTCATCAGCCATAACTCCTTGATAGATTTTATCATCACCTTTATATTTGAAACTATAAATATTAATTCCATTTGGAGATTTTCCAATTAAATTAATATCTTCTTTTAATCTTCTATCTGATGGAAGACCAAAAAATGGTGCTAAAGCTCCTGCTGCACCTGCAATTTGACCAATGGTACTAGGGCTCTGTACTGGTGTTCCTACGAAACCTGATCTTTCTTCTCCATAAGTTCTTATAGGTGCTCCTGCTAATGCACCAATAACTTGTCTTACTTGTTCAGTTGGATATTCTCTTTCTTCAATAAAATCTCTATAAGCTTCAGCAAGACCTGCTTGTTCTATTCCTCTAGTAGTTGCTCCTTGTTGAGATAATCCGGCAGCAGCTCCTGCTAATCCTTGTAATTGTGCTTGTTGAGCAGCAAGTTGTGTAGCTCTATCTTGAGCAAATCTTTGTGCACCTGATTCAAAACCTGCTTGTCTTAATCTACTAGATACATCACCTACTTGTTGTAAATATCTTTCTGTACCTAAAGCTCTTTCTACACCTTCTCTACTTCCTCCAAAAGCTCCTGCACCAATTGCTTGTGCTGCCATTCCTCTTTTTTGTTGACCGAAAGCTTCTCCTAAATCAGATAGTGTTGATTGAATTACAGCTTCTTGATATGGATTCATATATTGTTGCATCGTTGCTGTATCAAATGTCTGTGCACCAATAGCTCCTAAACCTTGTGCAGTAGGAAGTATTTGTTGAGAGACAACTTGACCAGCTTGAACTTCTTCAGGTGAAAGTTGTGCTATACGTTGACCAGTAAAGGCTTGATAAGGACGTGATCCTACATCTTCAGCACGTCTTAAAGTACGTTCTTGAATTTCTTTAAAATAACTCGGAATGTCGTAAGTTGTAGTTGATTGCTGTGGTGCTTGAACGACAGTTGTTGATGGTTTAAAAATACTACCCATTGATTATATATGTTCCTCCAATATTTTTATATCCTAATTTGACAAAGGCGTTGTGTTTTCTTTCAACGTCTTTACCTTGAAATATTTCGCATATCGCTGTAACTTTTCTAGCTAATGCGTATTCTTTAAAAACTAACATTATAGCTTTAAAGATATGAAAGTTTCGATACTTAGGATTCATATGTAACCATAAAGTTCTTAAAAACTTTTTGTCACTATACCAAGTTTCGTCTATTGTAGCAGCCATAGTTCCTACAATATTATTTTCATATTCCACTACTATAACAAAACTATTACGAATGTAAAATACTATATTTTCAAGAGCTTTTTTATTATTAGTGTTTCCAAAGTTAAATGGAGCTTCTATAAGCCACGTTTTTAATAATTCTCGTATTCTAACAGCATCATCTATACGAGCTAATCTAATCTTATATTTATCTTTTTCCATCTGGTCTTACATTGATTCTTAATGTACCAAATCGCCAATTACTACCTAATTCGTCACTTTCTATTTTAATAGAAGATTGTCTACCTCGTATTCTAGAATTATAAAAAGCTGTCGTATTTGACACTGTAATAACCTCTCCTGTAGTTTGAGGACTATTAGGATAATCTCTAGCTGATAAAGTAATGGTTGCGTTACCAGTTTGATTTTTAAAGTCAGGTATAACTTTATTTATAAAACTAAATGTTTCTCCATCAGCAATGTCACCATCACCTGATTGTATATAAGCAGTAATCGCTGATCCATCAGCATCTACACCATCTTCATGACGATAGATTAAACTTCGTCCAGCAGTGAGGCCATATATAGTTGAATATGTATTAGCTGTAGAATTAGGAAAATACTGTGTAGCTAAAGGATTTAATTCTACACCATTATCTATATATGTACTTCTTGATAAATTACCAAAATACCAACTATTTTCTTGATGATTATAGATTACATACTTATTTATAAAATTAGAATCAGCAGAACAATAATACCATATTACTTCAGAGAAGTCAGAAGTTTGTCCAGCATATACTTGAGCATATTGAGTTTTATTTATATCATCAAATACATGATTTAATATAGGACAAGGTATTTCTTGAACAGCACCAGCAAATCTAAAAAACTGGCCATCGGCCATCCAATAAGCAACGTCATCTATTACTATTACACTATTTAATCCAACAGCTCCACAATCATTACCTAATTGTCTGAAACCAAATATAAAAGGTGGACCAATAAAAGACATTGAATGTAATGTTGTATCTGTCCATACAAGTATAGTTCCTTTTGCAGGTTTAGCACTTCTTATTTCACTTCCACCAGCAATTCTTTGTGACCCTGCTGAGTTAGTAGCATTAGCAAACCAAAAATTATAATTTTCTTGATCTGACCATCTTATAAATAGTTTATCTTGTGTAGATATGTCACCAATAGTAGTTTCTGTACCCATACAAATTAAATGTCTTGTTTCTGTAGATACTATTGATAAAGTAGAAGCTGTAGGCGCATTAGCAATAGTAGTAACTCTATTATCAGTCATACCGCCTGATTCATCCCATTCGTAAGTAGCTCCATCTTTAACTGTTAAAATTAAATCTTCTCCCCAGTTATTTAATGACCACTGTCTCATATCTAATGTTACTTCAGAAGTAGTTCTTGCTGTATTCCATGTACTTTCAGAATAAGTACCAGCTGACCAACCATATCCAAAAGTTTGTGTGCTAGGACCAATATTTATTTGATATTTAATATCACAATCAGCTGTATCAGTAACTGTTGAAGTTGCTGTACCAGGTGTTGTAATAGTGTAAGCGTCAGAGTTATTTAAAGCGACTATTTCAAATTGATTTTCTAAATCTGTAGTAGTGATTCCTCCTACATTTGCTGATACATTAGATATAGTTATAAATGATCCTAAAGTTGCTCCATGAGCTGAATGATTAACTATTACATTAGAGCTAGTATTCGTTGTAGTAAATACAGATGTTAAACTATTAGATTGTCTAATAGGAGTAATATCTTGATTAGTTCCACCTTGATAAACATAAACTTTTTTATCTCCTCCTATAGATTGATAACGTGTACCATCTAAACTAATCCAAGAGGCTATACCTGCTGGTCTTCCTACATAATAATCTTCACTAAATTTAGTCCAACCGCCTATTTTTTGAGGTAAACCTTTTCTAAATCTAATCTTATCGCAATCTGTCCATCTACCTTCCGCACCAGTTTCGGTGTTTTCAGTATCTAATCCAGGTGTAAATACTAATTGAGTTAATGGCATAATTTATATTATATACCACATTAAACAAAAAACTATATTATTTTTTTCTGATTTTAGTTGCAGAAATAGCTTTAATTTCTTGAGGTAATTCTATCTTTTCAATCTTATATCCAACATCTCTTCCATAACAAATATTTGTAATATTAGGTACTTGAATAACTTCAAATTTATTTCTATATTCTTGTAAGGCATATTTAATTTTTTCTTTGACTTGTTCAAAATCAAATGGATTATTCTCTGATATAGGCATTGAACGTACCATAATTATAACTTGACCTGTCTTTTCTAAAGACTTTTTAAATAACTCTTGATGGCCTTTATGCCATGGTTGCCATCTTCCTAACATTAACGCAGTAGGTTTATCCCAATCTATCATGTATTTCTTTAATAATATTATTATAATTATAGTCTTTTATTTCATAACTTACTTTATTAGGTATTTGAAATATTTTATTTGTATTTTCAAACTTACTTTTATCAATAGTATTTATCCATATAATTAAATCGTAATAATTTCTATATTCATTAAAAGGGCATATAAAATCAACTATAGAAGACTTATTAGTTAATTCAGTTAATCTTTGCATTCTTAAAGCTTGATGTGTTCTACCATAATCTGAAAAATCCCAATCATTAAATATTTTTCTAATTTGATCTGCATTAAAATAAGCAACATCTAAATCTTTACAAAGTTTTTGAGCAAATGTAGTTTTACCTGCTCCAGGTAATCCAAATATAAGAATTTTCATAAATTTAAAGCTATTGTTATTCTTTCAAAATTTGTTTTTTCTTTTTCTACCATATGTCTCATATATGATCTAAAAATTAATAAACTATTTTCTATAGGATTAAAATAACATCTTTTAAAACTTAAATTATTTAATTCTTTTAAATTTTTAATAGGCATCATGTCAGGTTCCGTAGGGTTTTCAAAAATAATTTTTGCGCAATCTTTATTTGATTTAAGAAAAAAAACAGCACTATAAGTATGTCCTGCATGACAATGATATTCTTGTTCATCACCTTTATTATATATATTTAACCAGGCGTCTTTTGTTTTGTATCTATAATCAGAATTGTGAGCTTTATTAAATTCAAATACCTTATCTTCAACAACATTTAAAAACGTCCTAAATATAGGATCTGTTTTTAAATCATAAGTATCTAAAGTGTTATAAGGTCTTAAAATCCAATTTTCTCCACCACTACTAATATTAGATTGTATTTTTTTAGAATGTTGCTGTAAATCATTTAGATATGAACTAGCTAATACATTTTCAGATATATAAAAAGCTTGAGGGAAATATGTAATAATTTTATCGGTCATCTTATATTAAAACTTATAACTGTTCTATTTTCTGTTTGATTTTTTATTCTATTAGATCCGTGTCTTAACCAACTTGGAAATATTAATAAAGAACATAACTTAGGTTTAATATAAAACCATTCAAAGGAAAAGTCTTTATCTCTTTCATTTTCCATAAAACTAATAAATGGATTAGGATTGTAAAAATATAAAGCATTACTATTTTCATCAACATTAGTGTAGATTGCACCTGATAATACAGAATTAGGATGTGTATGTTCTAATAAAATAGTATCTTTTTTTTGTACATTAAACCAAGAAGTAACTATATTGTTTTTATTGTGTAGACCAGAGTATTCAGTATATCTTTTTACTACTTCTTTAATTCTTTCATTCAAGTCTATAGATAATATATCTAATATATTACTTTTTAGATGACTTGATACAGAATCACCAGTTAGTAAATTATGTTTATCTATTAAAGAATGTTGTAGTATTTCTTGTTGAATAATTTTACATTCTTGTTGATTTATAAAGTTATCTACTTGTCTTACTAAAGTAGGAAATATTTTATAATCTTTATCGTTCATCAATTACTTAGATCATTTTTTTTAAACCAAGCAGGAAGTCCTAGATGAGGTCTACCATCAAAAATAATACCTTCTCTATTATTAATATCGTTGTAATGTAAAAATACTTGAATACATTCATTACCTTGAAAAGGTTCTCTCCAATGTTCTAATTCACAGCCTCTATAAATTAACATATCTCCTGGATTTAAATCTATTTTAAAACCTTTTGAATTTGATTCAATATAATTACCTTGATTATCAAATGTTCCAAATCTAGAATCAGGCTCTACATAAATAGGCCATGGATCACCACTTAAATTTAGTGTTGTTGATATTTCACAAGATAATCTATCTTTATGTTTTTTAAGATCATGTCCTTTTTCATATATTCTTGCATAAGAATAGTTTGGTTGTAATTTTAAACCTGTAGTTTTTTCCATAATTGAATGCATATTAACTAAAAGCATTTCCATCATTATATCTCCGTAACATGAATAAGCACCTGGTACTTGTCTATCAAATCTAGTTCCAAATTCATCATGATATTGAGAAACAAAAGTATGTTTTAACATGGTATCGTATGTTTGAGCTTTGTTTCTAAAGTATTCACTAAATAAATTACAGTAGTCTTCTCTTAATACATTTTTTAAGATATCAAATTTATTAGCTTTGAAACTATTCATAAATATTATAATTCTTTAACTTTTCTAAAATATCTTTATTAAAATAATCTTCAAGATTTAAGTTAATTTTTTCTATTTTATCTGTACGAATTGTATGTAAATCAAATTCCATCATACTATCATCATAAGACACATTATTATAAGATAATTGTTCTAAGTCCGTATATCTATGTTCAAATTTTGGTAAGTTAAAAAATTCATATATCTTATCAATATTTTTTTTAGTATCATTAATTAAATTATTATATTCTATTTTAAGAAAATCTTGTTTTGTTTTAACAATATTTCTAGCAGAAATAATATCTTGTTTTAATTTTCCCGTTCTATCGTCCATTAAATTTTTTACAATTTGTTGATTATCTCCTGCTTTTTTTACTTTTAAAAAAGAAGTTAAAACTTCTACTATTGGTCTATCTAGTATTAAAAATTTAGGATTAGGTTCAAAATATTTTTTAAGTATTTCTAAGTTTGTAGGTATACCCCAAGGACCTCTTTCAAATATAAATTCTGCATCAGTATTATCATAATAATGTTCAAACATTTTAGTTATAAGATTATCTATTGTTTTATGATCTGGTATATTTAAAAAAAGTTTATTATTTTTAATACTATAAATTCTCCAAGTTAATTCACATAATAAACTATTAGGACTTACTTTTATTTTAGGATTTTGATTTAAAATAGAACCTAATAAAGTATTACCTGTTCTTGGAAGACCTGCTAAATAATATATTTTTTTCATAAAGTTTATTTGTGATGTAAAAAATAAGTTAAAGTTATTCTTCCATTATTTATATTATTTCCATAATTATTTATAGCCATATGTTGAGTACCTTCTGTAAAAAATATAGCTCTATTATGAATAAAATTAATCATAGCTGTTTGCCTATATTTAAATTCTTTTCCATCATCTCCTATTATTTCATAAAAAGCCGTACCTGATTTTTCATTTGTAGGAGATAAATATATTATAATAGTATCTCCAAAATCTTTATGAATCCAATCTTCACTATCATCAAATCTCATTTGTGCATGACCACAAATTCTTTCATACTTTTTTAAATCTAATTCAAATTTATTTTTTATAGAACCTAATATTGAATAATACAAAAAAGGATAATCTTTATCTAAATAATTAGTTCTATATCCTGGAAAATTATTAAATTTTCCAGTAATTTTTTCAAAGTCTTCTTTATTATAATATTTAAGTTTTTTACTTAATTCATAATATTGATTTGAAAATTCTAAAAAATTATCTTCAATTTTAATCATAGTCTAAAAAAAATGGTTGTATTATTCTAACATCTGAAGTTTGATTTAAATTAGGTTGATGCCAAATATTATTTTTATAAAATAAACATCTATTAATTTTAGATCCTACAATAATTGAAGGATTATTCAATGATTCATTTTCATAAATAATTGTACCATCATTAATATTGTTTGTATTTAAATAAATTACACCCGCTAAATCACATTTTTTATCTTGATGTGGATTAAGACTTTTTTTAAAAATGTTTGAATCTTTTAACTCATATAAATACGTTTTTCTAATATAAGTTTTAAGCATTTTTACATTAATATTTTTATGTGTTTTAAAAGAATTAACTAAACTTTGAAATATATAATTATTAGGTTTTAATATTTCAGTTTCATAACAAGGATATCCATCTTCTTTATTATTTATTACTTCTGAAGGTTGATAAGTTTTTTTATATGTAAGATTGTCTATAAAATAACTTATCTTATTAAACTGTTCTAAATTATAAAAATTATCTATTATTTCCATGGCTGACCTAAATGCCATGTTACTAAAGAATATCTAACTCCTTTTGTTACAGGTGTAACTTGATGCCAATTAAAAGATGGAAAAACAATTATAGAACCTTTTTTTCTAGCTTCATTTGCAGTCATTATCATTTTTTCTCCATCTTTAGCTGTAAGTAATTTAAACTGTAATTCTCCTCCTTCATATTCTTCTGGATTATTTAATAAAATACTGCACGATAGTTTTCTCATTTTACCATTATAACTTTTTTCTTTATTATCATCATATACTTTATTTAAACAATCTTGGTGCCAACCATAAAATTGACCTGGTTTATATTCAGTAAATTGAGCAGATTCAGTCCAATCCCATTCAAAATTCCAACCAGCATTTTCATTAGCTACTTCTACAAAAGGATGGATCATTCTATAAATCCATTGTTGATTTAACCAAGCTATATCCGAATGTCTTTTTTTATGAAGAGCATCTATTTCTTCTTGTGTATGAGTTCCTGCTTTCTCACCCATATTCCCAATGTAAGCTTTATGTCTTTCTACACCTAATCCCGATGCTAATACAAGATCACAAAATCTTTTTGGTAGTACGCCATCAAACCACCAATACTGATATTCTAAATTCATATCTAAATTAGATATATCGAAAGTAATTTTAAAAGTCTAGATTAGCCTGGCCAATTACCATTAATTTTTGCTGTGTACTGAGCTTTAAGTGTCCAAAGTCCAGATGATCTAGAAGGTCCCGCTTGAGGTTCATTAATATAAACACCTCCAGGGCCACCTGCTCCTCCATCAGAACCGTACGAACTTCCGCCACCGCCACCAGAACCTGGTACTCCAGCTTCACCGATGTCTCCGCCGCCGTTACCGCCAGCACCACCACCTGTAGAACTAACACCTCCTCCAGCAACCCAATAATTACCGTCTGGTTCTAATTTACCAAAAGTTTGTCCTGGAAAATACGGTGTAACATTTAAACCATCACCTCCTGGTCCTGGTCCACCACCTGATGCACTGTAACCACCGCCTGATCCTGAGTAACCGCCCCAGTCAACTGTTCCATTACCGCCTGGATTTCCTTCTCCGCCTATTCCAGATCCACCACTTGTACCTGGTGAACTTGAGAATTGTCTAGCTCCACCTCCACCTGATCCTCCAGGTGTACCATTTTTTCTTGGACCATCGTTTTGTGCTGGTGGGTAAGGTCTATTTCCTCCTCTTCCACCACCTGTTGTAGATATAGGAGAGGCAGCTCCAAAAGAAGAACCTGATCCAGAACCATTAGACCAAGGAAAAGGTCCATCTCCAGCTCCTCCTGCTCCGATTGAAACAGGTACAGGTGAACCTGGTAAAGGATGATTTACTCCTAATCTTGCACCTCCCGCTCCAGCTCCTCCGCCTCTGTTTGCAGCTCCGCCACCACCACCGATAACTAATACAGTTGCTTCTGTTAAAGTTGGGTTAAAAGTTCCTGGTGAAGTAAAAATTGTAATTAAATCATTAATAACTGGATCATTTTCAGGACCTACAACACCGCCTTGGTTATCTAAATTATTTTGACCTGATTCATTAAATCCTGCTGTTAAAAAATTTCTCATATTTACTCCTATATATTAATCCATGTTTGTGTATTAGGGTCATAATACTTATGTACAACAGTTCCATCAATAACTCTTGAACCCGCCCATCTATTATTATCAGGCTCAAACCCCCAAGCTAAAGCATCTTCTGGAAAATTATTAGGATCATATGGAATTGATCTTCCTTGATCATCTACCGTAGGTTCGTCAATTATAGGAACAAAGTAGTTTGTAGAGCTTAGTTTCATAACACTTGCCCATGCTTGAGGTAGATTTTGAACAAATTTATCTGCAGTTGCATGACCTTCCCAATCAGTAGTTCTATAAATTATGTTATCGCCGTTTGCGTAAATACCTCTAGTTGTTGAATCCATGAAAGTTTGTTTCCATGCAACACCGTTCGCAGAATGAGTTAAGTTAGCCTCGCACCACGCTTCATTCTCAGCCCAAGTTCCTTGAACAAGTGAATCATTAACGATTTCAACTTTGATAACTATATTTTCAGAATCTAATTCTGCAAAGTAAGCCATACCTTAAATGACCTCCTTATTAGTCTGCTATAATTTCATAAGAAATCAAACATTCTAAATCAGAATTCGCAGAAGCTGTTCCTTTAATGATTTCATTTTCTTCTAAATAAAAAGAAGAATTTTTATCTGAAACAACTAAAGTTGAATCTGCTGGTACATTAATTGTACTTGCGATAGCTCTGTCATTAGATCCATCATTATATTTAATTGTAACATCAGCAGCATTTGTACCATCGATGTTTGATACTATGATTGTATTTATTTTAAAAACTGTATCTGCTGTTGCTGTAACTAAATTTGTTTCAGTTGTAGTTAAAGCAAATACATCTGTCTTACCATTAATGGTTGCGACATTTACTATATTTGGGTTTGCCATATTTTCCTCCTAATTATCCAAATACAATGGCCATTGCAATTGCTTTTCCAGTAGCAAAACCATCTGAAAATTGTAATTGTCCTGAACCATCTGTAGTTAATCTCTGCCCACTTGTTCCATCCGCAGTTGGAAGTTTAAAGTAAGTAGAGGAACCAGTATTTGCTATACCAGTTACATTTATTTGTTGTACATCAATATCACCTAAGTCGGCCATTACATCGACCATAGTAGTTCCATCAGTATAAACTAATGTTTTAGCTCCTTGTTTAAGAACAACACCAGTTCCTCCTGTTGGACCAAAAGTTAATGTTTGACTTCCTGTAGTGTTATTAAATACTATATATTTAGTTTCTACTGCATCAGTAAAAACATTTATATCTCCTGTTAATGCACCTGTAAATTCTAATACAGCATTATGTACTTGGTCATCTGTTGCTGAATCGTCTGTATTAGATGTAGAATTATTTGAAGTTAAAGTAACGTTAGCAGAACCTGCAACGTCAACTGATTGATAACCTTTTACTGATGAATCAATTCTATTAAAAACATAATTAACTAGATTACCCCAAGTTCCTGAATTTTCTCCAGAAGCTTGTCTCTCTAATTTTAATCTCGATGTATAACTTGATGGCATAATTTTTTATACTCCATATTTTAATTATTGTAAATAATATATATTTGTATACATTTGTCTAGTGAATATTTGTCCAAGTTTCAGTAATATTACCTCTAATTGGATCCCAAAATTTAAGGCTATTAACATTAGTATTTGCTCTATTTCCTTGAATAGATATAAAGTTTTCAGAATTAGGTACTATATCAGCTAAAGTAATAGTAACTCCATTACCAGTTATAGATAATATTTGTTCAGCACTTATAGTGATTGTATTAGCTGTACTTGTTAATTCTTCTCCAGTAATAGGTATTATATTTTCAGAAGTAGTTGTAACTGTTCCTAAATTAGCAGATAAAGGAAATCCAGTTATATCTAAGAAACTAGCTAGACCTACAACTATACCATCATTATTAAGTTCTACATTAGCTTCAAAAGTAGGAGTATTAATAGTTATAGCTCCGCCTGCAGTTACAGCAAAAGTATTAACAGTTGCAGATAACAGTTCTTCTCCAGTTATAGTTAAAGAAGCTGTACCAGTTACAGTTTCTTCACCTTGAGATGTAATTAATTCTTCACCATTAATAGTAATAGGAGCACTAGCTGTAACAGTTATATTATTAACGGTAGTAGTTAATTCGCCTGCTGTAGTTGTTGCAAATACATTTCCGTTACCAGTTAATATAAAACCTAAACTAGAATTCCATTCTCCAACATTCCATTCTTCTCTTCCCCAACCAAAACCTAAATTTAAATCAGTTGTTAATTGTCCAGCTGTAGTTAAGGATACAAATTGATCCGGAGCTTGATTCCATGAAGCTGATGAATAAGTTCCTCTACTCCATCCAGTTCTTAATTCAGCATCAACAGTTATATTTCCTAAAGAAGTATTTAATTGTTGACCAGTTATATAAGCGGTAGTACCTGGATTGTTCCAAGGACCTGCTCCATATTCTGCATGAGACCAACCTGCTTGAATATTATTTTCAACAACAGTATTGCCTAATGCAATAGAAGCTTGTAAACCATTTATGGCAGCTCCTGAATATGCATCGTTCCAAGAACCTAAGTTCCAATCACCTTGGCTCCATGTACTTGCCATAAGGACTTCCTCCTTATGCTATTCTTATTAAGCCGTTAGTAGCGTCAGCGTTAGGAAACTGTAACTCAAATGTACCGTTAGTAGATGTTTTAACACCACCAAAATCTAATACAGCTATTGATGAATTTGCATTAGTTGCATTGTAAATTAATGCAGCTTGAGCTGAAATAGTTGCGTTTGCAAAAGAAACGTTATCAGCATCAAAAATAGCAGTTGTTCCATCAGTTGTAATAGTAACACCAGTTAGTGTTGCACCGCCAATTGTATAATTAGTACCGCTATCTGAAATTTCATTAGCAGTAATATATGTAGCAGTGTTTTGGTTAAGAGTTGCAGTGTTGTCGTAAAGTGCGCATTTTAATGTAGCTGATTCTAAGTTTGCACCAGGCGACATTAAGTCTTGTTTAAACGACACTGTAATCGCTTGAGATATTGCCATGTTTATTGTCCTCCAGTTAATGTGTTTTCGCCTAGTGGACTACCTGGAAACTTGTAGTCAGTTCTTCTGTTTCTACGAGCTTCGTTATTAATAGCAGCCACACTTTCGACATACTTTTGTTTGTATATATTATAGTCTTCCATGTTCTTTGTAAAGAGATTTGCTTCAGATAAACAACCATATAATAAAGCATCAGAAGCGTTTTCAGTATACCAATTAGTAGTGTTAGTATTAGATAATGGATTAATTCTTCCTTGATAACCTAATTCCATAGTATATACAGCATCTGGTGTAGGTGCTAAATATAATGTAGTATCATCAAAATTAGCAAAATATCTAGGTTGACCAGTTAAAGAAGCATCAGGCCAATATTCTTGTAAATATTCTAATGGTTTAATTTCTAAAAATACTCTATTACTATCGTTGTCTATTATATTTAAATAATTTAAAAGCATAGGTTCAATTGCTGATGGAAGTGTTATAAACCTATCTCCTACAGAAGTAGAAGAAGTTACGTTTTGATTAAATCCAGTAGGATCAATTTCTCTAGATAATTTTTGTTGAGTATTACCAATAAAAGTATCTAATTGTGCTGTAAAATCAGTTCCTGTATTTTCTGCCCAAACTTGAATATCATTCTTTAGGCTGCTGTACGTCATTGGCATTTGGCTCTACTCCTTCAATTTTAAACTTAGTCCATACATGACCTCTAAATGCATATGTACCATAATGCGTAAGAGGACTATGTAGATCAGCATATATCTTTCCACCGATTTTTTGCCATAATCTGCAAAAAGCATAATCTTCTGATAAATATCTATTACTTTTTTCATCAATAATACAGTCAAAAAATGCATAACAATTGTCACTACTAAATCTTTTATTATTTATTATTTGATCAGAAGTATATTTAAGATTAGGATAAGCTTCAATCATTTTATAAAATACTTCTTTTTTAATACACATAAAGCCGGTTGCTGCGTCTAATACTTCAGTAAATCCATTTTTAACTTCTATATTTAAAGGATTAGCGAAATTCAAATTGTATCCTAAAGCTTTTTGTTCTAAATTTTCTAAATCACCTTTTTCTGCATGAGATTTAACTGTATTCCAATCTACAGATTTTCTAGGATATATTCCACAAGCTACGTCATAATCACTTTCTAATAATCTCATTATAGCTTCTCCACCAAAACCAATATCACTATCTATAAACATTAAATGTGTAAATCTATTTGGATCTTTTTTATCAGCATCTAAAAATTGAGTTACTAAAGTATTTCTAGCTCTCGTAATTAAACTTTCATTACCCATAGTATTTAAATGTAATTGTATTCCTCTTTTACCAGCTTCACCTACTGCGTTTAAAATACCGTGTAAATATGATTCTGTTAATTGACCGCCATAGCAAGGAGTTGCGATCATAACTCCTAATTTTTTTTGATTTGTCATGTAGACACTGTAACACTTCCTAAAGCAGTTTGTAACAAATTTGTGCTTGCTTGTGCAACACCTACATTAGATACTGCTCCTGATGTAGAAGGATATATTACAGTAATTTGATTTGGAACACCTCCAGTAGCAGATAAATTAGCTTGAGGTCTAGCATTTTCTAAAGATTCAGCATCTGTAAAATATGTTAAATCTAATTGTGGTTGTTTTTTTTCAAATTCTGATATATGAACGAAATTTCCATTCCATTCAAATACCATTTCATTATATGGAAATTCTAAACCCGAACGATCAGATATAGCTAATGCATATTTACCACCAGAAAATTTAG